ACTAGAAACGAAAAACACCCCCTAGAATTGGCACTTTTATTATTTAAAGTGTCAACCCTAAAGGGTATTGTACAGGGCATAAAGTACACCTTGTTCATACGTTTGACCAACGTCTGGCTTACTTGGCATAAATAATCCAATTCCCATATCCATTCCATACATAGCGTGCATATCCATTTGGTAAGTATTCTGTTGCCATTCACGATCTCCCATAACTTCTGGGTGTTCATTAACATCAATATCATTATATTGGTGACTTAATGGGTGATGGCTATACTTCAAAGAGATCGTGGGATTTTGCCCAAGCGTTGCTAATCCTTTTTCCATAAATTCTATTTCTTCAGGACTAAACCATGAACACTGAATATACGCCCGAACTGGAGCAACAGAACCCATTACCGCACAATCTTGATATATTTTTCCCGCTAATTTAACATTGTCAACAAATTCAAAACCTTTAACATTTGGTGGTACAATCTTAATCATTTTATGTATTCCTCCACATTCATAAATAATATGTATCATTCTTAACCGCCAAAAAGAGTACCAATCGCACACAACTCCCAGAAGCACGCCCATAAGAGAGTCCCTCCAGAAACATCTTTTTGCTGCCAAACATAAATAGACATCATAATTGGAATAGCTAAGCTTGCTACGCCTTTTACAATAAGTGTTCCCATTTATTTACCATTTCCTTCTTGAATTAACTAACACCAGCAAACAAAATATTGCTGCGGTGATAACTACCAATACTTCATTCTTCATACCTTAGTCCCGCTTTAATAGATTGCTCAATGCCGTAATTACTTAAATCTAACTTGCGTACTCGTTTATGTTTACCACATTTACTACACTGATAGATTTCTGACATATTACTTCCGTCCCAGTAAGGATAATAAATATCATCTAACCATTTATAATTGTGCTTACAAAATAATTGCTTAAGCTGCATCTTTCTTAACCTTTACAAATTTATCCTGAGTCGCTGACTCTTCATATATTGTTTCATCATACTCAAATTCGTTTCTATACATTTCAATATTCTCGACAACTTTTTCTGCTTCAGATAAGTATCGGTTGTACCTATTAAGTTGATATCTACGAATACGAATTGTGTCATGATCAAACCAATAACGCTCATCATTATTAGTGGCTTCTGCTTCCTTGTCAGCATAACTTAGCGCTAATTCATATGAATCAGTTACCCCAACCACATATTCTGCATAATCGCTATACCAACCACTAGCGTGAACTACTACATAAATATCTTTTTCTTCCATACTAGCTCCTCTCTATACAAGTTTTAGCCATATTAGTATTGAGAGCTCAACAAATAACACGGCATCTGCAACAATGACAATTGTTCTAACTATTAGTTCAATTTCTCTCCACGGCACAGCTCGCACTATCAAAATTCCCTCACTTAGCATAAGAGGATAGATAATGAGGTCTAATACAATAATTGAGACAAACAATTCTTTTATAGTAATGTTTACACCTTCATAAAACAGACATTTTACTTAGCTAATATTGACCGAACCATTTCTTCGTATCGCTCCTTGGTGGGCTTTTCTCCTCCCAACATTAAAGCTATTACACATAGAGCTAAGTAATTAATTTTAAGAATTACAAATGCAATCATGAATAATATAAAAGGTATAAGAATCAAAGGTATGGTAAGGAAAAATCTGATTGCTTGTAATTTACTCATTATCTTTCTTCCTACCACGGCATTAAAGACATAATGCCATAGATACCCAAAATAATGGGAGTAGAAATTGCTACCATAGTCTCAGCACTACTCTTGATGTGCTTCTCGTCACCTTCGCTAAATATAACAACTACATAGTACATAATTGACTCAATTACTAACGTTGCAATAACCGGAATCAATAAATGCTCAATCGTCAAAATCCACCGTCCTATCTGCATCAAGGTAAACCAATCGAGGTTTAACAGAAATATCTGTTGCTCCTTCTTCACGTTGCTTTAAGACGAAAGCCCAAGCATCTTCTTCTCTTGAAAAGACATCGGTTTCACGTAATGGACCATAGTCATCATGAGTTGTGCACTCAGCAATGTAGACACGTTGCATGTCTTGTTTTGTCATTTTCCATTTTGAACGATCTTTGAATTTCTGAATTTCTTCTTGATGTTGATCAATAACTAATTTAATTGCTCTAACTTGTTCAGAATCTAAGACGACATTGTTGTGGTTCAGATCAGGATTTGGGTAAACATAACCTTCGATTACTTCATTTCTTTTCTTATCAAAATACATCTTTAACCCTCCGCAATCTTTTGTTTAGCTTCAGAAATAACCTGCATACTTCCGTCCAGCGTTTGCCTAATTTCATTGAATTCTTTCAATAACTGTTCCCAAGCAACATCAGCAAAACGATGATTAACATGAGGGCTCTTCATTCGTTCGCAGTAATCCATCATTGCTTGAATATTGTCGTAGATTTTCCCGGCAGTTCGAACTTTCTTCTGCTTTATTAACAAATCCAATGCTTTATTAATAGCCGATTTCACTTCTGGATTAGTATTCACCTTGAACCCGTTATCGTCATGCTCATTTTCTGAATAAACAGTAATAACCTGTTTCTGGCGTGTATCAATAACAAACACAATATCGTGTAGTCGATACTTTTCACGATTATTATTCTGTTTCTCAACGAATTCTCCTTGTGACAATAAACGACTCATCCAGCCATCAAATTCAGTTTTAGTGATATTGAATCTTGTTAAGATTCGTTCTTTAGCATGTTCTGTTACCTTATACAGCGGAAAGTTCTTAACTCCCATTAGACAAATCCACCTCCATTATTACATTCTCGTTATGTTATCTAGTAGCATTGGCGTTATTGTAATACTGTTTAATGATATTCAACCGTTAAAACTTTGTCGTTTCTTTGATGCTTAAGATCCATTTGTTTTAATTCGTCCATTGATTCAATATCTTTAGACTTAAAATGATCAAATAACCCCATTACGTAACCTGCTCTACTTCTCTACTCCAACAATAGGGACAAACGTCTAATTCATTAGTATCTTCGACAAAGAAACGTTCGCCACAATCAAGACAAATACGAATCATTTGTTTATACCTCTACAGGATCTTCCCAACCAACTATTAATTCATATTGAGAATCATTGTCTGACTTTAATTTCACTTCATAGCCTTTAGTAATAAGTATGCCCGAAACTTCTTGAACTGCTCGAATAGAGAAATAATGAAGACTAGCAAAATATTTACCTTCTCTCTTTTTATCTGTAATAATTCTCAAAGCCCCTGATAATAGTTCCGACGTGGAACGCTCTAGTTCGTCTCTTACAAAGGCAGTCTCTTCCTTAGTGGTTCGTGCTGTTGGAAACCAATAATTACTCATGCTTACTCCTCGACTGGTTCAATCTTCACGTTATCCCAATCAATAGCTGCGAAGAATGGATTTTCTTTCATTTCATCAATTTCTGATTGCGTGAAGTGGGTTTGGTAATCTCCCACAGTATTATTTGGTAACAAATACCATACCTGTTCACGTCTATTTCGATTTAAATATCCGTTGCTCTGAGGTAATACTTGAACAGTATATTTAATCTTATTCATTGCTAATTTAAGGCGTTTATTCAGACTATTTCTATACATTGCCATACCAACCATTTGATTACCCAACAACATTTGATCAATGGTTGAAATGCGTAAGAAATCATCACTATCAATGAACTCTTGTAGTTTTTTCATCTTATTTTCCAATTCAAATAATTCGACATTTAATTTTTCAGTATGAATTTCAGTGTTTGTCATTTATTCTTCTACCTCCACTGGTTTAATAGCTCTAACCCATTCTGGGGCTTCTTCTAGGTCTTTTGCGGTGACGGTACAGCCATCTTCAATAATTTGTGTATCTGTGAATGCTTTTGCAATCGCCCAATGGTCATTAACGATTGTGGCATAGTATAATTCGCCCTCCCAAGAGGTAGCGTCGTCTAACGGTAAAATGTATTTTTTATTAGGGTCAAGATCTACATTTTCCCATTCGATAGAGAGATGCCAAACCTTATCCGCACCCATATCTTTTTCAAGATTTACGTTGTAGCCCTGTTTAACCAGTTCGTTAAAAACACGGTCAGCTAAATAAAGACTATCGATCCAATAATCTATTGAGGTATTACGGTTATCCACTTCTTCGTGGATGAAATTATAAACATCTATGAGTAGCTTAATGTAATCTTCTTCAGTTCCAATTGAACGCTTATGTGCCTCACGAGCTGTCATTTTTACTGGAATAACATCTTTTTCGTACGTAAGCATTATTCGTCCTCTTTCTTAATCTTTTCAATTAGTGATGCTAATGCCGGGAATTGCTTTTTGGCCACGTCCAATTCTTTTTGGGTGTGATATACTCCATTACCGCCATATTTAATTTCCACACGGCCATCCTTAACGTCTAAGTAATTCTTATCTCCGTCTGCATCTACTCCGAGTGGCAAGACAAATCTAGCCGGAATGTTAATCTCACGTAGATCTATCGATGTATTAAGATATTCCTTAACAATCTCTAATACAGTTAGTGCTCCGGTATTTAATTCTCTGAGTATCATTGACTCATCAATTCGTATATTCATTGGTTTAGTGCTTCTGGCATCTACCTGTAACAACCAATCGTCATCGGTAGTTCGGCGAACAAACAAGCGTCTTCCTTCAACAGTCGCCCTAAACCTGCCTAATTCACTAATCTTTTCAATTGCAGTTGCCAACTTCATTAAATTATCCTCCTCGGTATATGTATAAGGGAGAGCTCCCTTGTTGCGTATATGTTTGTTATAAGTTAAGATGCTTCCTTATCGTCAGCATCATATTCGCCTTCATGGTCAGTAAGCTGTAAATTAGCTAAAGCACCAATTAGCTCTGAATACTTAGTCTTATCAATAGATCCCACTTCTAATAACTTGTCATAGATTTGCTGTAAGACAGTCTTTCTATCGTCAAGGTTCTCCATGAAGTCATACTTATCACCATCTATAACTAATAATGGCGATATATCGTACTCTTTTTCCCACTTATCATAGTAGGTGAGCAAATTCTTATAATATTCTTCTAATGAAGGATCGTTTTCAATTTGTTCAAATTCTCGCCCTCGTTTTGTAATTCGCTTAATCATAGTGTTATATGATACATGAATCATAACCATTAAATCTGGAGCCTTTTTACCAGGACTAAATAGTGGATATTCTTCCATCATGTTCTCAAGTAATTTTTCATATACCTCAAGTTCAACCTGCGTTGCGTTTCCCATATCAACATTCATTTGCATGAATAAATGATCTTCATAGATTGATCTGTCCAGGACATTATTATCTTGTTGCATTGCCTGTTTAATCATTTTGAAACGACGATTTAGAAAAAATGTTTGTAGTAAATAAGCATATGGATTTGTTGCATCTTTAATACCAGCTGCTCGTTTTTTAGCTGCAATTTCATTACCCTTATAAAATAAAGGCAATACTGGATTATCACTAACTGGCTCATAGAAAGGTTTTGTTCCTAATTCATTGGATAAAATCTGTGTTAATGAGCTCTTACCTGCGCCGATCGCAGCTCCAAGGGTAATCAATATAATACTCAGCTCCTCTTAAATTTTTGTATACAAAAAGCGTCACCAGATTCTAACCAATCTCGCAAAGTGACGCTTTATTTGTATGTCTCGTTTGTAAATACGTAATAAAGAATTTCGCTAATTATAGCTATGAGGTAGATGGGAATCGAACCCACATCCTAGCATGATCTACCAATTGAACTACTACCTCTGTCGGCTTTGTACACTCACCAACATTCCAAAGATCTTGTTTTAAGCTCACAAATTTATTACACGGATAGGAGCTAGGTTCTACGTTTACCTGAATCGCCGTGGTTTCTATAAGAAATTTCTAACAACGAGGGAGCTACCCTCCGGCTACATATTAACGGTGGTGTAACCTTAGATGCCACGTTTCCATTTATAGACGGATACACGTCTTCTTCGTTATCACCCACTCTGCCGTACACCTTCATTTTGTATGATTGAGCTACTCTAGCACATAATGTGACGATCAATCACGTGCTGGAGGCTGGACTCGAACCAACAACCTGATGATATTCCGAATATGGAGTAGACGGGAGTCGAACCCGTGTCCAACCAAACCAGTTTCCAAATACATTTTAGACTTAATAGGACTATGTTCTAAATTTTCGACTTAGGGAACGTTACATAGTAATTTTCCAAAAACTACCTAGTCTAGCTAGTTTTAATACTTAGTCACACTCAAACTAGCAAATCATGAACTAAGACCAGAGGGGTGAAATATGATAGCTAATATCCTTATCTGGTATCAAAATATTAACCAAGTACCTATAAGCTAGGCAGCTAAAGCTGTAACTCTATGGTTATTTGCTTTTATATTTAAATGAAAGTATTTCGGCGTTATCTTCCGTAAGTCGTATTTAGGGCTTTATTTGACTGTCGAATCCATAAACTACCCCAGAATAGAGCTTTAAATCATAGCTCCAAATAATAATTCAAATAGACTTCTTGATGAAGTCTATAACATAGAAGGGATTTGAACCCTTGCTCTTACCCGCTAAGATAAAGCTCTACCAAGCTGAGACTTACTATGTTACTTATATATCAAAATATTTCTTGTGGTGGAACCCCTAACAGCTTTTGCCTTATTCCACATTTATTCCTACTAGCTTCATAGGATGGGCATAGTCCTTATCCCTGCTAAGGGGTGCTGTCGTTACTCGCTGAATATTTTGATATGTTCTTTTGTTAAGGGAGACTCATTTCAAGACCTCAACATCGCTAACTTAGAAATCTCCTTTATTCCTAATGCTAAAGACCGCGGGTGTTTCGGAATTCAGCGAAATTTCACTATTAACTGGTGATCAACCCCACTCACGGATTCCGCACATGCCTACGCTCCGTCAGCGAATATTGTACCTGTCTTTTATAAAATCCTGATTTTATTAAGCTGTTTAGGTTCAGCAAGTGGGGTGTGATAGCCCCTCGATAAAACCTCTGCGATCGGTCGTAACCTTTAATGCAAAGGGATTGTTCTTTGCCATAATGGCAATACTCCAGGCTGGATTTGAACCAAAGCGACCTCACAATTATAAGTTGTGCACTCTAACCTGACTGAGTTACTGGAGTGTAATGGGGAGGTGATTTATTTATATTCGCAGCTACACCCCACTGCTATCACATGCCAACAATACTAGGTATCCTACCCTCGTGTTGACTTCGAGACACCAGTTTTACAGTCTATGTTTCCAGGGACACACTGGATTTACTCTCCGCTCCGTTAAGTGAAATACAATTCTAGCGACGGCACACTAGAACCAAAACTTGACAAATTACCGAATGGCACTGACTCCACTTCGTGCGCTGTAAACAGCCCATTCTCGGCAAACTTAGGTGGAGACACTAACCTTGCCACCGCGAAGGGATAATTTATCAAGTCAACCACCAATAAGGGAGTCGAACCCTCAACACCGCGTTGCAATCGCGCCTAGACATCTCATTTGGATTTTATTTACTCCTCTTGTTGAACTCGCACTTGCGGATTGTGTTTATCTCAAAGGTCTCCATCAATGCTCTACTAGGTTATCCAATACTTATCATATCCGCATTTATGACTTTCTTGGGTGGTACTTCCGAGACTTGGTGAAAATAAATCAAATGCTTAATTTTAATATTTGATTTAACTGCGAATATCGGATTCGAACCGATGACACAAGGTTTAACAGACCTCTGCTCTAACCAACTGAGCTAATTCGCAAAATTTAGAGAACACGATTAATCACTTCATATTCTCAAAGTAACAAGGATAGTTGATTAATCCTATCGCTGAGACGCACATTTAAGTACGTTGCTCTCCTTTACATACCAACCACTACATTCAAAGCGTTGACGCTTGCTACTATAACTGCGAAGACAGGATTCGAACCTGCGATCTCTGGGTCTTGTTTTTCTCATGCGCATTCCCAACGCTTTCCCTGTTTTGAAGCTACTTCGCAATAATACTTATTGGGTTGGATTTGCACCAACATTAACCAGACTCACTTCCCATTATTCCCACTGACTAATAGGACACAAACGCTTGGAATCGAACCAAGATTAGTCTCGTATCTCACTATGTTATACCAGTCAAATATAACTTTTAGATTCACTACAATAAGTTTATATTCACCCAGAAACGTTAGATGGTGAACTGATAAGTTAAGAGCTTGCTGACTGTGCTAAGTATCAGTCTGATTACTCTTAGAGCTTATATCTTTTTAATGGACATTGACTTAGCAATTCTGTCCTCGAATGATTAATCAGTAGGTTTACCACCAACCTACCTTGTAGAAACGCCGTTAAGCTTTCGTGGCCATGGTCACTCATTCTACTTTCACGGGGTTCGCCATGACGCGAGCCGCTTGGTTTTTTCTTAATAGCCTGACTAGGGCTACCAAAATACAACAACTACCAATAGGCAGCGAAGCGCCATGATTTAGGCGTAAGCTTAATGTTCTTCTTGCGCATCAAGAAGAAATGCCTAGAAACGGAATTGAACCGCTGACGCATAGATCTTCAATCTATCGCTCTACCAACTGAGCTATCCAGGCAGAACATCAAGGCTCGGATCGGGGTTTAGAAGGTCCCTCCTATTTAACTTACTCGCTTTTAACTTTCGGTACCTTGACGTCAACATAATACATGTATCGTTTCTTTTACAAGGAGAAACTTGTTAGTAAAGACCTTATCACATTGAGGGAAGTGAATGCCCGCACCACATATTAAGGGAGGTGGCGCGCTCCCAGCGTATAACCGCTGATTAAATAAGGAGTCAAGCTCCACGTTAATATGATTAATCTTTAACAAGACAACCTCTTTCTTATTTGTCGTACCTATTTCTTTTGCATTCACACGAACACCGAGGTGGGTAATTATGCTGTATTTCGAAGCCCTACGTGAGCCGTAATCAGATTTTATAAAAGAAGCATTTTACTAACAGAAGGCATAAACTGTCATTCTTCCCACTAGCGGTCAGAACTTTTTCTAGACTGCTTTTTTATTTTTCAAATACTTCCGCCAATGACTAGTATGACTTGCAATCTTGTATTTGTATTATTCAGGGTGTAGATTACCAGATCACCCGAACCCGCAACCTGAGAATTAAACTCAGCAGTAACTTAGGCAATATCTGCATCGCAGGTAGTCGCACACGCAACCATGATTATCCATAGAAATGAGTTGATAATCCTTGAATATCAACATTTTGACACAATTAAGTGCCAACACACGAACTAGGACTTGAACCTAGACCAACAGTTTTGGAGACTGCTATCCTGCCAATTAGACCATTCGTGTAAACTGTTTCTTTGATAAAATATCAGAAGAAAGGAATGATATTAATATGAAATTCGATCCAAAATTTGTACGAAATTTACTATTTTTATATGAAGAAGCAGACTTTGCTGGTGTCAATGAAAAGGAATTGTTTAAGTTTGCTGACCTTCATAATAAATCCAGACGTGAATTGTTAGATACCATTGCGATTATGAATAAAGGGAAACTCGTTACTAATAAGATTCACTATGCTGGGAAAACCCCAATGTGGATTGCCGAAGGAAGTATTACAGATACGGGCAAAGATTATCTTGATAAGATCAAGAATCCGCTAATTTGGAAGAAAACTCAAAAAATTTTATTATCAGCTACAAAAGTCACGCTTCAATCTATCTTATCTACCGCAATCTCAGTAACTATAAATGGTTAGACATTATTAATCTTAAATTCCACACCTTGATATACTACATATAAATTATTCTTAGCTTGTGGAAAGAACTCTAAAACTCGATCAACATTCTTGTCGTCAATCATAATCGATGCGCCCTTATAATCACCAAAGGCAGGAATGTTATTGCCCTCTTTATCTTTGTAGTAATATAAGGTGCCTTTTTCCTCATTCTTATATGGCAAATAGTCAAATTTTACAGAAGCCTCAGGATCATACTTTTTTAGGTATTGAGTGGCAATTCTAACCTTAGAACTCCAAGACCATGTTGTGCAATTTCGTTTGGTGTACTCGGTTTTTGCGTATCCCCAAACTGAATCATCGGCGATAACTCCAAACACATACCGTCCATAATAAGATAGAATGTAGTTTTCTAATTGTGTTTTACCAATGAAATCATTTATTTCCATCCAGTTAAGGGTTTCCAAAATTGCCTTTTCTGAATATCCAGGAAGTTCAGCTATGATGCTAGTAAGGTTATTCCCCTTTACACCATGTATAGCAACATTTTTCAGAATATCTCTAATTAAGTCATCATTAAGTGGCATATGCACTCTTACTCCTTTCTTCATATTAGTTCTTAATGCCCAGGGAGGGATTCGAACCCCCGAAACCAAAAGGTGGCGGATTTACAGTCCGCAGCGTTTAACCACTTCGCTACCTAGGCATCCTGTTATGCATTTCAACAAATACATAACAATGATCGAATTGAAAAATGTAAAGGTAAAGGTATATGGAAAATATAACCTATTGAACATACGTTAGGTGTTTTTACATTCCAAACGTTTTCCGTCATTTGAAACAACCTATTGCTAGGAATTTCGGCAATGGGAATCGAACCACATATCTGCACCGCACAATGTTGCTCTACCATTGAGCTATGCCGAACCTTATCAAGATAAGATCACTCACATCTTATCTGACTAACCAATCTTTCATTCTTGGAGGTGCTTAACCAATGAAAGGAGTTCCCCAGCCCAACCACTTAGCTGGGAATAACACAAAACGGAATCGAACCGCAGTGTGCCAACAAAAATAGATAAAAAGAAATGAAAATTTATGAATCAACAATTTTTGATTATTAAACACAGCACGTAAATGTTTAATAATTTCGGGCCTTTCTGCCCTATGCGAAGCAGAGGAGTCGAACCTCTGTAAAGACAAACGTGGATGATTACGATTAGAAAGGTCTGTTTGTATTATGAATTTAAAAGATATATAGGGAGTGTGTACTTCCAAAATGTACGTATTGCCTTTCCGCTCTTCGCGATTTACGCTTCAATTAATTCAGGATTCTTTTTGAGCTTAGTGAGGCTTGGTATGCCGTATTCTCTTAACCATCTTCTAATACTGTGCTCTTCTACGTCATATATTTTACTCAGGTCGTGAATATCCAGTGTTTTACGAAGATGAATGAGAAACTGTTGCTTATTAGGCTTTTTGCTGCTCCTTACGTAAGAATCATAACAAATTCTACAAAGTCCGCTTTCACTTTTTAACAATGGCTTACCGCAAATTCTACATCTTATTTTAAAGAATTTATTTTGTTGTCCAAAATAATGAAAATTTTCGGCATAAGAATTACCTTTTTGAATTGTTAGTCCATTTTTTCGGCATATTTTTCTATGAATATTCTCTTTGTGAGAAACAGCTTCCAAATTATCTAAATGACAATTTAGTTTATTTCCATCGATATGATCGATATCAATTTCACTTATTTCTTCATGAGTTAAATGATTAAAAGAGGCATATACCAACTTATGAACATATTCTGTAGTTCTTTTTCCATCCTTATATAGTCCAAGCGTTTTATATCCAGATTTATTGACGCAAGGTTTAACGACGTGTTCATTGACCGTTCTTGCTCTGCCGATAGAATCTTTATATATTCTATGCACAGACCTAACTTCTCCAATTTCGTTAATCTTATATAATCCCTCATAATCGCTAACAGGGACAAACATGTATCCGCCTCCCTTTCATAAGAGTTGATGGGCTCACTTGGACTCGAACCAAGGTTGGTAATTTAGAAGATTACTGTTCTCTCCAGTTAAACTATAAGCCCATAATCAGGATTACTCCCGAAGTGTTGAAGTGATCATTTGATCTGTGTGATTTATTAACGGGTCGCAACTGCGTTGCTCCTCATCAACGATATCTATAATACCCCAAACAAAAATATTTGTCAATTGATTTGCCTATAATTTAATGTAAAATATTTTTGTTGTGTTCAAATAAAAGTTACTTTACCTTTTTGATCGCTATTAGAGAGGTAATATACAACAATGTCTTCCATAGTCCATTGCGCTTTAGGATCGCCCTTTGTTAAAAGTTCGTAACGATCCTTAGGATATTCAAACGTATCTTTCGAATGTTTCTTATAGTAATCAAGAACGAAGTTACGAAACCCATCTTCACTATTCTCTTTGTTAAACATTTCTTTTTCAAACAATTTAATCAATGCTTTGTCCATAATAACTAGCCATCTCCTTAATATTATCTGGTTTAAATCCCGACCAGGCGTCTCCTATACCTTCATCGTTCAACCATTCTACTACAGGAAAACTGTGCCACCCCTGTTTACGTAAAACTTCTAACATTGGACTATCTTGAAGAACTATCACTTCTTTATAATCTACGCCTAAATCATTAAATAATTTCTTGGTCATCATGCAAGCCGGGCAATTTTCTTTTGTATAAATTTTTACTTTAATCATCAATCTACCCACTTAATATATCTTGTCATATTATCGCTCCTTAAACAAAAATGACCATCCTAACTCTTTTGTTAGAATAGCCATTTTATCTGTTATAATTAAAAAGTGCATTGGTCGAGACCCAATACACCAAAACCGTTTAAAGGGTGTGATTAAGTCGCAAGCCTTTTTGTCGAGTGTTTGGTTGGTGGTGTACGGCAATACACCAGAATAGGAACACTTGCCAGCTAACTTATCAACCCAACTATTGAAGTAATATAATTCTTTGATACGGTTATATTATAGCATGAGTTAGTGTTTTTATCTACCGTCTAGTTTTTCGGGACTAGGCGGTTTTTCTGTCTATTTAGTTGTTAGTTGGTGTTTTTCGTGATGGAACCACGCAATATCTTTATCAAAAAATGCTAAAAAGTCATTTGATAAGTACAATAGGTACGTAACAAAGAGTACAAAATTAGCATCTCCTTGTACCGCTGTGATTCCCCATAATGTTACTGAAAGTAATCCTTGCGCCAACCAGCAGAAATAGCTTTCGCTAAAGCGGAATGTAGTTAGCACGGCTCCTGTAATTCCCACTGAAGCAGCGATACTATCAACCCATGGGCGAGGACTGATAAACCAATGCGTATCTGAGTAGTACAACACAAGCGTTAAAACAACAAACAATAGAACAGTTAGAGTCCAATTGCGTAAACCATGTCCTTGTTCTCCGAGGAAACGCACTTTCTTATCAACATCTTTAGCCCAGCTTGGAGAAAGTAATACCGGTAGATCTAGTGCTAAGATATAAATTGTTTGTAATAATACATCATTATAATTTTTTGCATTAATCGCTACAAAGATATAAATTAAGGCACTTATTAGACCTAGAATTCCATTTAGTGGCTTTGAATTAGAAATTGACAAGGTGCATGTGAATCCTAGTACCCCCGCAAGCATTGTTGTCATTGTAACAGGATTAAATATCCCGCCACCAACTGTCATACCTACAATCAACCCAATTCCAATAAGTAACAAACAATAGCTACGAGTTGTCCAGCCCTTCATCTGTTCAACATACCAACTTGGCTTGAATACGCTATACCACGCAATCTTTTCTACACTAGTTCCCATATTTATATAATTCCTTCTTTCTTGTTAGTAGCTTTTACCCTTTGTATGGGCTGCTTATCCAGGTGCAATTACCCTTCTATCTTTTATAAATTTTATTATTAATTTGAATATGTGTATCATCTAAAAGGCTAACTTTATCGCCAACCTTCACTTTGCGATATATACTTTCAGGTATATACACAACATCATTATCAACTTTTATCCATTTCATATGACGTTTCCTAGCTGTCTCTTTAACAACTTGTGTCTCTTTTTGGGTCTGATTGCTATACATCATCCAGTACGGTAACCAGAAGTAACTATTTCCCATCCGTGAATAGGCAGAAGTAGCATTTAGCGAATTAATCCCATAGTAACCATGCCAATAGCTATAACTACTTCTTTGTATGGGATCTGCTAAGCTATGATATGTTGGCGATTTATATGTGCTATTTAAAGCTGTTCTTGTTGCCTCATTAGTTGGCAATGGTTTGGCCGTGATTGATTGGGTAGCCGTATTTTTCCCAATAGTTGTACTAGTGCTTTTTGTTGGCATAGATGTTGGCTTGGCACCAGTTGTTACAGATCTTGTTGCTGTTGTAGAACTTGAAGGACGGCTAGTTGATGTCGCCCCTCTACTAGCTGTCGTATGACTTGTTGAAGTATGGGTTCCCGTCGAAGCATGTCCTCCAGATGAATGAGCCATTGCATGAACTGGTGTGGCCGTCATTAACATTATTCCCATGACTCCATACATCATTAAGCTTTTACATTTCATGTCAATCACGACCTAATCTTCCTTAGCAGCAACACTACCCTTGACTGTGGGTTGGTTATATTGACTGTACGGTGGACGATGAATGTAGTAAGTGTTGTCATGATCATGTTTCTTGATTTGCACAAACGGCGTTTTTAAATTTGGATCAATAACCTCAATAAAACCTCCAAAGTCACTGTCGTCCAAATTAATCATTTTAAGCTTACCGCCTTGATAATACCCAAGCGTGTAATATACCGAACCCGTATCGGAACTTGCACGATTTTCAAAAAAACGCTAACTTATATGTCTTACCCGACTGTTTCTTAGCCGTATTATACGAAATTCGGTGTTGTTCCTTAACATACGTTCCGCTTGGTGTTGACGCAGAAGCCGTAGACGACATACCAATCACAGCTCCACCAACCAATAACCCAACTAAACTCTTATTTTTCACCTTGTTCCTCCTTATTTGGTAATATATGAATTTTACTTACAACAATTTTATTTGCAGGCAACCCTGTCATTTTTCGTTTGGTTCTCACATTAATTGCATCAATAAATTGAACTATTCCATTGTCACCTGTTACTTCCCATTGTTTTACTGGCATAATTTGAATACCTTTATAGTAAAAATACATAGGTTCTCTATTTAACTTCACTTATCTTGTATCCTTTATGTGTTTTTACTACGCCTTCAAGACAATTTTGAATCATTGCTTTATTTAATTTGTTATCAATAATGAACTTTTCATATTCATTAGAGTCTAGCCAAAAGATATATTCCTCATTGCCCTTTGAAAAACGAATTCTTGGAACTCTTTTTTCAATTACAGCTTTCTTTTTTATTGCTTTCTTCTTGCCTAAATCCTCAACTGGAATACTTTCAAAATCTTCTCCAGCTTGATTACGCAAATCTACATATTGAGTATTATCAACTTTATAAGTACGAGTAACTCGCATGGATTCGCCGTTATACTTTTTCATCATATTGCTTCTGCTATATAAAATATGGAATTAAGTAGAATAATGTAATTTTCTACCTAATTAGAAAGTATATAGCTTTTCCTTTCTTAATTTTATTTACCACCGTCAACATCGGTATTCCCATAGTCCAACAAGAGGGTAATGACATTGACCAACTCTGATGGCCTAAGGGTGTAGCCCACCCCAAAAGCATTTTTCTTTTTACGCCGCCGCCAACCGTAATAAGTTCATGACGGCATTTTCATCTCTATCCATAACCAAACCACATTCGTAACAGATATACTCATTGTGTTTAGTACGATGTTTTTGGTTGCCGGCTAGAGTAATCTTGTCCACGCCAGTCTTGAGATGTCCACATTGCGAACAGCGCTGTGTACTTGGATAACATCTATTTGCCAGAATTAGTTTCTTACCGTACCAATCACACTTATAGGTTAGAATTTGGCGAAACTTGCTAAACAACGACCGCTGCATACCCTTCGATGCTACGTGATCCATCATCATTTTCTTGACGGCAAGATCTTCGATAACGATCTGGTCATAATCAGTAACCAATTTAGTCGTGAACTTTTGTAAAAGATCGGATTGAATGTTGACAACCTTGCGATAATCGCGCTGCAACTTGGCTCTCGTTTTCATGTAATTATTGCTTTGCGTTGCCATTTTGCCATTCGTAATCCTTTTACGGGCCAATTGGCGTTGGTAATGCTTGATCCGCTTGTAGAGCTTTTGTAATTTTACTGGCAAAACATTAATCTGACCATCGGGATAGTTAAAGTGGCTCACGTTAACATCGATAGCTGTACTTTGACCTGTTTTAGACTTTGTATCAACCGATGTTTCAAAAGGTAATGACGCCCAGTATTTGCCATTCTCACGATAGATCGATATGACTTTTAATTCGCCATCTAGGGGCTTAGCGCCCGAGATCCTAATATCTGTCCAGCCACTAACCCCTCTTGGCTTATCTAATCGGAGTTTACCATTAACAATCTTGGCTCGGTCAGTCTTAAAACCTTGTCTTGGAGTCTTCTTAGACTTAAATTTTGGCATACTCCAATCTGGTTGGGCTTTGTCGAAGAAGTTTTTCCAGGCTTTTCCCAAATCAGAGATTGCCAACTGTAAACAGCGAGCTGATAGTCGATACTGCCAATCTTGTTTATTAGCAACAAGTTCATTACGGACCTTGTACTCATTTGGTCGTAACTTCTTATTGTCCATCAACTTAGACTCTTCATACATATCATTCCACAACGCCAAGCCTTCGTTCCAGCAATAACGTCGATAGTCACACAAGGCATCTATGGCTTGTTTCATTGTCGTATTGGGATACAACCTAACTTTTTCTGTTCGGATCATTTATCTCACCACCTCTCAAAGATTTAATAGATACGCCCAAATGTTCTACCATTTATTTTGGTTCAACTATGGTCACAATATCTACTCCATATTTTGTTTTCTCGTAGATATTATTCTACGTTTTTGGGAGCAATTAATTCCTCCCTCTTTAATAACAATCCTAAATTGCTACGGTGAACAGTCTCACCAGTTTTTTTAACAGTTGATTTAAGTGACTTTGTTGATGTAAGCAAGAAACAAAGCTCACTAGCTCGGGTCAAAGCCGTATATAATAATTCCCGATTATTTAGCATGTAATGAAATGGCAATACCACAATCACACATGGAATAGTAGACCCTTGGGACTTATGAACTGTCATCGCGTACCCTAGTTGGATAGTCTCAAGTTCTTTATCTCTAAGAAATACTTTACCGACCCCGTCGAAATCAATAATAGCCTCAACATGACTAATGCCACCCTTGCTATTAAATTCAAGATCGATACTTTCGATAATTCCTGTGTTTCCGTTGAAAATTGGTCGATACATTTGATGATTCTCTGCTGCTGTTGCCCGATAGTTATTTGACGTGTTAAGCACTTTATCGCCTTCACGTAGAATATAAGCATCAGCACTGTTAGCTTTGACCTTATATTGGTTCTTAGTAGGACTTTTCGGGTTAGCAATTGTTTGTGCTAAGTCATTAATACGAGCACAACCACTAACTGTCTGAGTGAGTATTTGAATATCGCTAACATCATACTTCTTTAACGCCTGGGCAAAAATCCTATAAGCATCTGTGTTTAGCTTCTCTTCTTCTGCCGAATCTTCAAACACATAGCCTAGATCATTCTTATTACCTAGCATTGTCCAACTATCTTTCGGGCTAACCTCAGGCATCTTGCCCATTCGATATTGTAATGAATGAGTAATAATTGCTGAATCCTGTGCTTGACGATGAATCTTAGTCAAAGAAACAGTAGGGACAATTTTAGAAGAAATAATATCTCTCATAACCCCAACACCAATAGAATCTAATTGAGCGATATCACCGACCATAATAAATTTAGTACCATCGCCCAGAGCATTAACTAGCGCCTCAAATAAGCTATCATTAACCATTGACACCTCATCTAAGATAACCACATCAACTGGCAATGGATTTTCTTCATATTCAAAACCGCCAAATGGATCACCGATTCCAAGCAAACGGTGAATAGTCTGTCCTCGTTTACCTGTTAATTGAGTAAGATTATCAGCTGCCTTCCCAGACAATGCACAGGTAGCTACCTGGTAGTCATTCTCCTGTAATACTTTAATCACGGCATTTAAGGCGGTAGATTTACCTGTACCGGCTAATCCCTGTAGCATTGATACATTTTTATCAAGCATCATATTAATTGCTTCGGTCTGTTCGTCTGAGTATTTCCAACCTTGTTCTTCTTGAATTCTGTCGATAATTTTATCGCGCTCTTTATACTCAAATTTATTTTCAGAGTGAAGTAATCTCAATAGATTCTTTGCAATAGATTTTTCGGTGTTATACAAACGCTTAGTAGCCACTCGCCTTACGTAATCAACTTCATAAGCAACAAATTCGTCGCTGTCGTTAATCCATTGAAGTGTCTCTTCAACGTCACAATCAAACACTTCTTGGCGAAGATATTTCATCAAATCTATTTCTTTAGTCCAGGAACTTCCATCCATAGCTAACTTATCAAAGTAATCCTTTACGAAAGCATGGACACGACGTGGATCATTAGATGGAATACCAAAATTAAGCGCCTTTTCGTCTATAGTCTTAAAACCTACTCCTGGAACATCCATAAACTCATAAGGATCTTTATTAAGTAGTTCAATAGCACCTTCCACTGAGTGAACGTGGCGTACTAATTTTCGTGTCATATTAGGGTTAAAGCCCCACTTACCAAAAGCAACGTAGGCTTCGCTATAATCTTTTTGCTCTTCATAGGCGTTAATCAACTTGTCGGCACTAACAGGTCCAATGCCCTTGATAGCCATCAATTCTTTTACCCTATGCTCTTGAAAAATAGGTCGAGGATCATCAAACTGAGCATTAACAAGTACCCCTTTGGGGGAGATATCAGTAAGGAATTGCCGGAAGTCTTCTCGAGACATACCTTCAATTGGATCTCGACGCTTGCTGCTAATGTATTGATATTGCGGGCCATATTTTTCATCGTTAATAAATTCACCGCGAATAATATATTCGTTCTGAGGAATGAGTGACATCTCACCCTTGAACACTACATCGCCAAAAGAATTTTTAACAATATTCCCTTCTCGTACCTCTGACACCCTCATCGTAGCAATTTTGAATAATGAATCGTTGGCGGCAAACCTTATGCGCTGAATCGAACCTACAATTTCTATTTCGGCCATTAATATTTCACCACCAGATCAAGTAATTCGAATTCGTCGGGATAATTATATGCATCTAATCTATTATTTGCTTCATAATAAATCAGAGTCTTACGGCCAGCCTCAATAAGCTTTTCTACATCTTCTTGCGTTAAATCAATATTATCTTTTAACTTCACATTAGAAGTTGTGTTTGTACGAACTAGTTCTTTTGATAATTCAGTCTTAGTTCTAAATGCTTCATCGGGTTTTGCTTTTAGTAAAAAACCAGTCATGTTGAAGTCGTTTTTTAACGTAAAAGTAAATGGCTTCTTGGACACTTCCATAGATTACGCTACCTCCTCAAGATTGAATTCAGGGTGTTGTTTCTTCCAGACATCAGTCTTATATAAATGACGACCGTTTCGCATCACTCTATGACCTTCAAGATTAACGAATGACCGTCTACTTAGTTCAGGTGCAACTCTTAAGCCATGAGAAATACTCTTAACGAATACCGGATTATCATTATTCTTATCAGTAATCACATAACCGACTTTCGCATAGTACGCAAGACGTTGTTTTCTTAGCAAGTCATACTTGACTAATAGATTGTGCATCTTACGTACCGATAATTCTAAGTCATCGGCAATTTCTTTAATCGTAACCAGTCCACGACTAATGCAATTGTTAAGCATTCTTTCTAGCCGATCATGACTATATTCGTCAAATAAATTATTTTCTTTAATATAATTGCGTATCCAAATTAAATCCGGGTTATTTTTGTCAGCTTTTCGTGACCAGCTCTCGCCAATCTTGTTATACGATTCCAAACGGTACAAATGATTGTAAAATTCGTCTGAGTATGTTTGCTTCATGCCTTCCAGCCTCTCTAAACTAAAATATTATTTTCTTATGTTTTTATCTAAAATCAATATAAAATATTTTTGTTGTGTTTAACAATATACATAATATCATATAACCCAAGTCCATGACACTAGAAAAATAAATTATTCTAAATCATTATTAATTTGTGTTTTTCCAACATCACGAATAAGATTAAGTCCACGATCAACCTCCAGAACAACCTGTCGATTAGTCTGACCTTGTCGGTTTTTATCCCAGAAAACAATCATGTAATCATTATCTTCGTCTAACATTTCTGAGTGTCCCTTTGAGTTAACTACCTTAATAGCATTCTTTCCACTCACCTCTGATTGAGAGGCCATACGTACTAAAATCAATGACGATACTACGTCGGTAATATTCTTCGCCATTCCAATCATGCTTTGATCCAAATAACGTGCTCGTCGATTAGTCTTGGTCATCTGCGTAGTAACCCAAACATGGACGTTCAAATTACTAGGCTTAATCACGTTATATAGCTTCACCATATTCTGTTGTAATTGTAGCCAGGAACTATCGTTAACCCGACTATATGTATCGTTATCCAATTTCAATGTATCAAGGATAAAATACCGTACATCATATAATCGAGCATACTTCTTAATAAGTCGAATTGTCTTTGCCATACTAAACTCATTCATATTAACAAAACGAACTAGACCTTCTGACACCTTTCTCAAATACCATTCTTTGGTCTCGTTTAAATATTCCCATTCTTCATCGGTAAAACTACCTCGTAAGAACCTATTCTTGTTAAACATGACCTCCTTATGGCGAGCGTTAATATAAGCTGTTAGTAATCCTTGAACATATCGGCTTTTTTCTTCTTCGTTAGCGATAATTAAGACAGGTTCCTCGTTATTAATTGAACTTTGAATATGCAAAAGGGTAGTGAGAAACGTCTTCCCTACCCCCGAATTGGCAGCTAACATTGTAATATTTCCTAGGGCTAACCCGTTTTGAATTGAATCCATTAATGGACTTGCCAATGGTAGTCCTTGTGCAATACCCTCATCAGCCTCTTTAAGCATTTCATCAACATCATCAAACATTTCTTCAACTCGGTCATTTCCAAATTGAGAATCTACAAATGCCTCTGCTATAAGACCTTCTAATACTTCATTGAGGGTTTCCAAGTCCATTTCCTGATATTTATCCCAGTTCTGCTTAATAGGAAATCCCATCTCAGTCAGTTTCATTAACGTTTTATAACGTTGCAATTCATTGTAATAACTATCGACATTTTCTTTTTCGACAATGGCAATACCCTTTTCAATGGTTTCGTAACCACCAGCTTCTGAATATGCTTTTTGAATTTTCTCTTCTTTGGAATTTACGTAGGCACCTACAGATACTGCATCCAAAGTTTTAAGCCCACGATCCTCGACCATCTCTTTCAGCATATGATAGTAGAAACGCCACATCGAATTAGAAATATCGTTTGGATTTACAGGGTAATCAAAAAAGTAATTTGTATCACCGTAAAGAGAAAAAATTAATTGACTCTCGATGATGCCTCTTTGGGTTTTCAGCTCTTTATAAAAGTCAGATTTTATAATAGTATTTTCTTGTTTTACCTTTTCTGCCAATCGCCGAACCCCCTAATTATTAATAACTTTCAACCCTACCAAACTTTTCTCTTCTGAGATAAATCTATCAACTTCGCTTAATCTAAACTGTTTGAATTGAGAATCAGCAAGATAACGCTCACGTAATTCATCAAAAAAGATTGTTACATTTTCGATTGCGCTCCCTGGCATTTCTCTTATAATCTTTAGAATCAATGGAAGCTTTAATTTTGATTTCAATAGACCTTGAAAACCAAATGAGGCCATTAATACATGTTTATGCTCTTCGATTTTTTGATCTACCCACATGTGTTTATCTTTCATTAAATAAAATCAACCTTCCGTCTCCCGGAGCCTTTGCGCTTGTAAGCGACTGTAGGCTGTTCGATCTTCTTCTCTTCCTCTTTACTAATCTTCTCTACTTTTTTCCGCTCTTTATCTAAGGCATCTAATCTTCTCTGGATAAAATTAATATTTCCTGTCACGATTTTCATGATGTAATTAACTTCATGTTCTTCGTTGTTAAATTCGACTGTTTTCTGCGCTTTTTTATAGCGTCATAAGAATATAACAATGTATAATAAATCGTTTTGAACGAGTATCCTTGCTTGTTTCCACGCACATTTGTACTTGAGGGTCTAAATTTACCCACTCGCAATCCCAATAGACGCTCAACGCAATATTTTGATAAGTTGGCGCCAGCAGGAAGGTTTAATATTTCTGACTTGAAATATTGATAAACTTGATCCCAATCACTATTTTCCTGTTCCCTAAACTTGATATCTTCATGTTCTTTAAGATATTTAGGCAAGCAGTCAATATGGAATTTACGCTTATAATTTCTGTACCCGCTCTTAGTTTTTAGCGGAATTGGTTTGATCACCATGTCTTCTTCATTTAATGGATTAGCACAGTAATAGCACTTTTGAACAGCCATTATAATTTAACCTTTCGAATTTCAAATTCGTTTTGGTTAACCAAAACAACTCCTTGGGAACGGCTGGATTTAGCACTTATTTTTTTGCTATATTCGTCCATTCCTTTGATCGATCCAAAAGTTGCTTGGAAACGATTATCACCCACTTCTAACATTGAGAAGCGATGTAAATGTCCTCCAAGAACCGCATCATAATGACGATCATATTGTTCTCCTAGTTCAGCTAATGTAGTCTTTTTATTCAAATTATTCCTATCACCATGTACAAATGCAAACTGCCAGCCTTGTACATTAATGTCTGTAAAATAGCTATCTGAATCAATAAACTCTACGTCTGATCCTGATAATTCAATCCACATCTTAATAATCTGATTGCTAATATTTACCGCATGATCAGAATTTAAGTTAGAATTTTTGTCACCTTGCATACGATCATGATTACCAGCAATTCCGCGATAAGTAATTAGCTCTACATGTTGCCGAATTCGTTGAATAAAATCAATAATTAATTTTGTTACATGGACGATTTGTTCAGATAAAGTTTCTTCTGAGTCATATAAGTTCTGGTTACGCATGTAAGCATGTTCTACAATGTCACCAAGATTAACAATATCAACGCTATAAACTTTATTTTCTTCGATAAGTTTAATGACTTTATCAGCATATTTAATTAATAAACCTTCAACCGCTTGTGTATCATAATAGTTTTCTGGCATATCAACATATGCACCATAATGAATGTCAGATAAACAAACGATCATTGAGCTATTTGTATCCTGTCCAGCGTCAGGAAGAATTACTGGATTTTCTGCTAAAACAAAATCGGTCTTTTCTAACGCCGACTTAATTTCATTAATGAACAACAGATCTTTATTAGTTTGACGAACTAATCGTCGAATTACCCGGCCCTGCTCTTGTGTTTCCAGCTTCTTACTATTCAATTGACCAATTGCATTCTGGATACTTTGCAGCTTGTTATCTGCAATCAGGTCCGCATGAGTAGTTGCATCTTTTAAACGGCCAGAATCTTTTTGAAAGCGTTTAATAAGTCCACGATAGTTTTCGTTAGTATCACTATCATAGAACCCTTCTTGTTCCATCATCTTTTTGTGCTTAGACCATGAGCAACGCCGCGATGGGGACGTTTTTTGTAACTCTTCTTTAATTTCACTAGCTACATTTAAATGTTGGTGAGTAACATTAATATGTTCACCTTTTTTATTAACATAGCTATATTCTTTTGTAGCGATACTAATCCACCTCCATAGTTTTTAGTTTTATATATGTACACGAGGAAAATCCTCGTAATTAAATATGTTATGTGTTATTAAGCTGCTACCGGTGTTTCGTCTAAAAGTTTCACCTTTTGTTCATTCATATATTTAATAACTTTATCCTGTTGTTCTTTAGTTAATGCGCTTAAAGTCTTGCTTCCAGTCATTTCTTTAACTTTAGTAGCAAATTCTTGCTTCTTATCTTGACCTTCTAACAAAGATAAGAAATCTGCTACTTGATCTTCGAACGGCATTTCAGAAGTAATACTTTCTTCATATGCGACCTTGGCCTTTTTCTTATCCTTACTAAAGTCTTTAACAATAACATTCCCCTTGTTGTCATCTGCTTCTAAGCGTTTGGCCCAGTTGGCATACGAAGGATTTTCGATTTCGGCTCCCCGAGCATAGGTATCAGTACGGTCTTTTTCAACTACACCAAAGTACTTATTATCACGAGTAAATAATCGAAGAACCACGTCGTAATCGAATGGCGCCTTCTTTGCCATATCCGGCTTCTCGCCAGTCTTAACACGGACACCGCCACCTGCATCTTTCATTACATCTGAAGCCTGAGCAATTGACACAATATTAATTCCTTGACTTGCTAATTTAAGTTTTAAGTTCTGCAAGCGACTCGCTAATTGCTTAATCTTTCCCCATGAACGTACAGACAAATTAGCATCAAGTACATCTTTTCCTTTACGAATTGCTCGTGACTCTTCAACTTCTTGAAGAGCTTCTTGAATGTTTTCGTAAATCTTAGTTTCTGAATCAATAATTAATGTCTTGAAGTCGTCCACATTTTCGTCTAATTCATCAATCAAATTAGCTAAATCATCAAAAGATTGAGAATCAACAATTCCTAATAAATTCTTAGCTCGTTCCGTTCCTTCGTACCACGCATACCCGTCTTCACTATCCATTGCAATGATTTCTGGGAATGAAAGACCGAAAACTGTTTTACCGACACCTGTCGGACCATATACTAAAATCTTTAAGCCTTTTTTTCGGCTGTTAGGCTTTCGCAACATATCCAAATCTAACGCCATACAATAACCCCTTATTAAATATATTTTCGTATTTTCGTTGTGACTAATGGGAGAGTTTTACTATTATTCAAACAGACCGCCAAACATTACGTCTGCATTGGCTTCTTCATCTTTATTATCGTCCTCGTTGAACACGCTAGTATTTTCTTCAATATCTTCATCATCTTCAACGACAATCAATGCTTCAGGCGAATACTTGTCTGCTAACATGAAATCGGACTTTTCACCATCAACGTTCATTAATGGCATCTTGAAAATAACCTTGTCAACACTGCGGTCACCAATTGTTTCTTCGTTTTCAATTTGTTCTTCGGTCATAATACCAAGTTGAATCAATTCCATAACCTGCTTACTTCGTTGAATCTTACCCGTACTCTTTTCATAACCGTGAACAATATTATTCTTGAGACCAATTTCACGAACTACGCCTTTTTTGACTTTAAAAAGCGTTTCGATAGCTTTGGTCATCATATCTACTTTGTCTTCTGTAGTTTGAATAGTAAATTGTTGTGGGAAAGCAAGCGTCTTTTTAATTTCCTTGCCATTTTCCTTACCAACGTATTGTGGGACAAAGGCATTAACAACAATCTCGTTTCTTTCTTTTAATGTCTTTTCCCAATCTCTTGGCAACGCCGTACTTTCGAGCAAGTAGGTTTGACGCATTTCTGCCTTTTCTTCTACTTCTTCATTATCCTTACCGTCATACAAGCCAATATTTGTAATATTAAAACTACGACTAATCTTTCCATCGTAACGTTGATATTCAATGTTACCGCTAACATAAATTTCTTGGCCGTCATGTAAGTGTTCGTCCATGTAGTTAATAGCATCTAGCTCAGATAAGAAACGTTTTCGGATTAACTTCCCTTTTTCGTCACGTTCAAGGGCAACGTTAATAAATGAGAACTCAGCAACATTTTCAAGAGCATCTTCGTTATTACGTAAATCCCAATCAAGTTCCATATGTTGATTAGTGTCCTTATTAAATACATGAACAACCGGCTTACGCTTTGAGTAGCCACCCATCATTTGTACATAAATAGAATTACTATCGCCAATCTTAACTGGGAAGCCTACTCGTTTATATACCCAACCTGACTTAGATTCAGTAGTTTGTGCAGGGAATGTGTCGCTTGAAATAGAAGCTCGTCCTCGAGCAATAAAACGGGCAATTCCCGGCTTTAATTCTTTTTCTAACTTAGCCTTTGGCATTAACTAATTCCTCCTTGGAAATTTTCTTAAATTGTAATTGTTGTTTTTCAGGATCTGTATATGAGATTAGTATTACCCCATCATTTAACTCTTCAAAATTAAATTCTATTTCATTGTTTAATCCAGCATCCTTACGGATAACATCAAAGTTTGGAGCAATACTAATATAATCTGCGTCAATATCCACCCTGATGATTTCTCCGTCATTATCAGAGATCCTTTTTTGTTCGCCGTTTAAAAGCGAGATCAGTGTATCACTAAATTCTTCAAGACTTAATTGCTCACCTTTTTGTTCTTTGCTAACGTTATGGTCCTTAGCTTTATTTAAAGGTGACGTGCTTGCATCCTTTTGTTCGTCACGATCTCTTTCTTCAATTCTTGAGAATCCCGCTCGAATAACTCCAAAGCCAGCCTTTTGCAATGCTTGGGCTAATTTTTGGTATCTATCTTCTGCGATAGCATTCAGAAGTTCATTGTCGTTATCGACATCTAAATAGGCTTTAATACCAGGAATAGCTTCTGGAGTAAGAATTTTAGTTAAATCTAATCCAACTTCTATGTCGTATTTGTGTGTAAAATTACTCATGAATCAATTCCCACCATTCATTTAATTGTCGATATGTATCTTGGAGTGAGCCCGAATTATCAATAACATAAATTTTGCCGAATGGATATGGTGCATTTAACTGTGTAACGAAGCGCTTAGGGAATTGTTTACGACCATAGTCTTGTAAGAAGTCCATTTGCCGTTCGATATTCTTACCTAAATCTTCCTCGTTATAACCACCATCTCGATCTTTTAGTCTCTTTTTTGCAATTTCTGGGTCAGTATACACATATAACGGCTTAAACTCTTTTTCGATACAGTAGTGTGAATATTCTAATAATTTGCGAATATCTGGAATTATTAATGGCACGTCAATACCGCCATATTTTTCGTCAAGTAGATTAATCCACGCTTCATGACCAAAAATACTTCTGATACTTTCTCCTAGATCCTGCAAATGATGACGCTGTACCCTATCCCCAGCAAATTGTTCAGCTAATTCATGAATAGGTTCCCCTAATGCGTGTTTAACAGCACGACCGTTGAATAAATTATCTTTGATATAATTTGCCACTGTGTCTTTACCGGCACCACCACTAGAACCCATAATGGCTATATTTAAGATAGATACTCCTCCTTTTTAATAGATATTAATATTTTTGTTGTGATTAATAACGCTCAGTTATCATAACAAAAAAGAGATATGCAAGTCACAAAATCGCACCTATCGGTAACACTTTTTTTAAGAAAACTAAAAAGCAGTAGTTATACTGCTAAATTAACTACTGCTTTACTTTCATTAAGTTTTCTCTGTCGTGATAGTACATAAGCCCACGATGCCAAATTGAATTTGCTGACTTCTGTGAAGAGATAGCCTCTTTAATCTCGTTTTCTGAATAGTCGCCAACCTCACCAAATACTTTTATAATCTCGATCACTACATCAGATTGATGTTCTGGTCGTAGAGTACCGTATTTAGCTATAAGCCTACGATTAACTAGGTCAAGTATTCCAGATGTTCTTAATTTATTGGCACTAATCTTTGAATCCTTGCCATATACAATTTTCCATGCTTCATTAAGCCTCTTGTTAAGAGTCCAATGTCCCAGTGGAGTTTCTTCATTACTTATAAATTTTAATTTACGAAAAAGATAAGAGTCTTGTGTTACTGGTATAAAGTATTTGTCAGTTTGAGGACTAGCACTGCCCGCATCCTTTACCTTGACTTCTTTTATTCCTAAATTTATCCACTCCATTTCCTTTGGAGTAAACTTAATTATCCTATCACCATATTTCCCATGGATAGTTAATTCATTTCCGTTAAAGTCTTTTAATTTGATACGAGCAAGTTCGCTATCTTCCGTTTCTCTTGCAAGATGTATGCCTTTAAACAGAAATAGAACAATTAAGTTTTCTGGACTTATCGATTTTGGCATAAAATTGTCCATAAGTTCATCATACGTAATCAGTTGTAATTTTCTAGGTTTCCATTTATTCGAGTGTAAAGCCCAATTATCTTCGATCGCTATCTTCTTGTCATTGTATTTTGATAACAGATCATTAATTGATCGTACTAAAGTACGACAATATCCCAATTTATTATCAACCGTACTTTTATTAAGTTTCTTCTTTTCAAGCAAATATTTACGAAATTCTTTTATCTGGTCCTTATTGAATTCCCAAAATGGAATATTATACTTCTTTTCAATTGTTTCGACATCAGTCAACGCCGCATTAACACTCGCCGCGCTTACTTCGTTGTGTTGCTCTGCATAGTAATACCATGCTAATTGTTTTATGTTATTTCCAATCTCATATTCAGGATTAAAAGACCTATATTTTGCAATTCGATATGTTCGGAGTTGAAGGCGTTTATTTAACTCATCATTCATGAAGTTATTAAAAAACACGTGAAATATAATTTCAATTTGTTCTGAATTATAATCCACCGACAATAATAATTCACTAATTTCTTTCTGATCTCTCTCCCCTAGATCATTAATTATCCTATTAAGATTACCGATTCTGTCTAAAATTATCTTATTTTCCATGTCATTCCTCTATATTATGCCTATTCCTAATTAATCTCACATAATTGTATTATACCCTTAATTATAACTCACATCCATATATCGAATACAATTGTGTTGTTATGTTAACACATTGAAAACAAAAAAGATACCTTTTTAGGGTACCCGCGACAGGACGGCTTAAGGAGCTACCTTAATACCAATTTGCACACCGACCTTGTTATTATCATGACTATATTATAACACACGTTGAACTCCTCCCACTTCAACAAGTGGGAATAGTTTAATCTAGTACTTTGTGTTCCTTACCAGTACGATAAACTGTATTTTCTATTTCTGGACGTGAGTGAATTAACATTAATAATTGTTCTTTTGAGAGCTTATCAATTTCTGTGTAATCATAATTGGTTGTTAGCATTGCTGCTCCAGTCATCGTTGGGTCTTGTTGTGAATGGATATATTTTTCTGTATTCACGATACTCTCGTGATCTAGGAAATCTTTTACTAACATAATATCTTTGGTTTGGTAATAAAGAGTAGTGGCAGCTCCTGCACGCAATGAGTGTGGTGTTAATTGGTGATTTATTTTCTTACTAAATTCTCTAAGCGCATTCTTTAATGTTTCGTGCGAAAGAGAGTTAAATACGAATTCATTTTTATCTCCGTTAAACAATTTTTCTTTTAACTTATTATAATAACTCAATTCAAGATATTTAGTATTTAATTTTTTCCCTTTATCAATAACGTCTAATCGTGCAAAACGTGTTCCATCATGTGCAACAACGAATTGAAAATCTTCCCATTTGATCGAAAATGTCGCTGAAACACGGACGCCTGTTCTAAACATAAAATCTACTAATAGCGCATATTTTATTCCTAACATTTCATTGGTATCATTACGATATTTTCTCTCTTTTAAAAATTCTTTCAATTGTTCTAACTCTTCACGAGAAATTGCCTCATGGTGCTTAACATCATTTGTCTTTAATGATTTATTTGTTAAAACATAATTATTTAAGTCGTCAATATTTACACTTTTATAAATTCCCTCTTTCTTAATCATTTTCATAAGTGAACGAACTGCTATCAAATGCCCTTTAATCGTTGAATCCTTGATGTCTTTTTCTCGTAAAGGCGCAATAAATTTATTTAATACATCACTGAACCGAAGATGATTTAGATCGTATTCACTAATCTCAACTGGTTCTTTATTAAACACCATTTTACTGAAAAGCGTTACCGATGTTTTGTAATTGTGAATTGTATTAGCTGTAGCCAACGAATTAATCCAAGTTAAGTATACTTCGTGCATTTCTCTTTCCATTGTAATTCCTCCACATCTCATATAACACAATGCAGATTTTATAAATTTTAATTAAAATATTCATATAATAAACGTTAAAAAACGGAGCTACGTTAAATGGCTCCGTTTTTTTGTTGTTGCTTTTATACTCACCTATTTAGAAGTGAGTAAAATCAAATGCTCAAAATTGACTTATTTATAGATGGTATAAAAGCTATCTGTTTTTAGTATTGGTTTATAAAATCTGCATTTTACTTAATTTTTTCTTACCATTGAAATTTGTATTGTTGTGGTGACAGTTGATACGTGTAAGTTTCAACTATATTTCTATCCTTGTCGATTACATAATCTACTGTAAAGTTATTCGAATCATCACCATTGATTTTGCACCACTTAGGCCCATTCTGACCATCAAGTTTTATTTTATCTCCAGATTTCGTATGTTTTATTTTCATCCATCCTTCTTTTACTGGATAAAAGTTACTGTCGTCACTTTGCTTTTTATTATAGCCATTTTTACTAGATAGCATATTGTTGTAATCTTTCTTTTCATTAGAGGTTAGTTTTGACTCGTCTATATTGTTATTCTCATCTACTTCGGCAACAAATTGACGATAACCCGTTCCTTTTCCGTTAAATAGAATGACAATACGCCGATTTTCTGATCTGGGACTACTTCGCAAGTATATTTTCCCCGCTAAGTCCTTATTAGTCATAGCGTGTACACTATTAGAAATAGATATAACGCCAATTCCCACTAAAGCAGCTATTAAAAATCCAAAATATTTTTTCATAGTAAATTTTCTCCCATCGCTAACTATATTAAAGATCTTGAAGCTCTTCTACGTGGTCGGCTACTTTACGATCTAAATCATTGTGTTCGTCCATAAAATCATTGTAGCTACCACTAATATTAGTAGCATGATTGGCAAAATGTTTTACGTCTAAATATGCATTATGAAATTTCTCTTTATCTGAATCGTCGACCGAATCGTTTTTTTGTACTTTCTGGTCTAAATCATGGAGATCGCTAAGTTTGCTGTCAATGTCGTCTATTTCATCAGTGTGGTTATTTTGAATGGTATCAATAGCAGAATCTACATCAAAATCTCCGTCGGAATTTTCTATAGCGTCATTCCATTCTTCTCCTTCTTTTGAAGAGAGCGTTTCTACCTTATGACCAAGTGCAAAGTATTTGTTGGCGAATTCTTCTTTATCATCCTTATAATTTGATTTATCTTTCTTTTCTTGTTGTGCTGTAGCTTCCTGTTCTTGGGCGTCATCAGCACTACTCTGAGCCATTCCTCCAAGAATAAAGGAAATCACAACTACAGCAATACTAATCCAAAAACGTTTCTTATTTTTCTTAAATAAGTCATTTTCTTTATCATTCCTATTTTTGAACCATTTAATACCATGAACAATCGCTACAATAAACGATACTAAAAATATCAATTCTAATAATGTTGCTAAAGTCTCCATAATATAAATATCCCTCCATAATATCCAAAAATGGTCAATCAGCGTAGCTAATTGCGTCGATTGACCATTTAGTTTTCAAACTCCTTTATTTTACCAAAAATTTTTTCCACTGAAAACGCTATATCGTGAAGTCGTTAATTATTTTGCTAATTTGTCGTTTAACCTTATTAAAATCCTCCAATCGTAATTTATCCATAGGCAATGATTTCACCCGACTTTGCGAAAAACAATGAATCTGAGTAGCATTTACTCGACCGTAAATCCTTTCATAGCCAATCAAATTAACATAACCATTAAAATATGTTCCGCCAGATGTAATTGGTACAACCATCAAATAGCCTGAATTGCGATTGTATCTATCGTTTGAAATAATTACTGCTGGATGTTTTCCATCCATTTCAAAACCAACTGCCGGACTAAAGTCCATATAAAGAATGTCTCCCTGTTTATATAAAATTTTACTCATAATATTTACCTCCGTTAGCTAAAAAGACGATCGTTTTGAATGACGACCGCCCCTTTTCCTTTCTTGCTTATCAATTTTTCGTTTCTCTATAATACTGCCAATCAACGCTACAAATAGTACCACTGTATCAAATATAATGAATCGCATTTTCTCTAAATCCTTCCCATTAATTCCAAAACACCTTGTCGAAATTCATTAAAAAATTTTCGATCCTTATATGTTAGCTCCGTTGGTGATGTATCCACTCCACATCCACCTGACATGAACTTAGTTAATAAATCTTTTCGTATTTCATAGATTGCCTCATTCCTATCAAGTCCATCTGTTAAAAAGTCTAGCCACTCTACTCGACATGGAACAGCTCTAATTGCTCTGTTTGGTGCAACTATTACCATATATTCCAAACCATTGTTATCATGAGCAAATTGTCCTCGTACGCCTAATTCATTGCACATAATCTCGAAAAAATTATATTCTTCTTGAATTAATCTTCCTCTGTTCATAATTTTCTCCTCCTACATAAATAAATCTGCAATTGCTACCAATAAGCACGTTAACAATAATCCAACTTTCACAAAATTCAAGGCAAAACCTAATTCTTCACCAATCCGATTAATTACATTCATAATATTTCCTCCTAAGTCAAATTTGTTTTTAAAATCAAAAAGCGCCATGAAAATTACTTCACAGCGCTACCTTATTAATATCCATCAATTATTTATAATGTCCCCAGGCAGAATAAATAATCACTTTCTTTTCCTCTTCGTTAACCTTATACACAACCCTATGTTGAACATTGATCCTCCTAGAATAAAAACCTTTAATAGGTGGGACCAATTTTTCAAAACTTTGATTGTCTTTGTATGGATTGCTTTTTAATTGATTAATAATCTCTAGAAAACTTTTTTCTAAATATGTCCCTTTAATCTTCTTGAAATCTCTTCTTGCACCCTTTTTTGACTTGATAGTGTAACTCATAGTTCATTCCAAACCTTATCAAAATCCTCATCAGGATCTTTTTCTCGTTCTTTTATCTGTTTATCAACACCTTGGTTTACTAAGAAAAGTGTTTCTTGGATAGAATTCCAATCATCTTCTCCTATTACAACAACACCCTTCTCATTACTTTTAGTTGGTTTAATTACAACTGGCTTTTTGTCAGCATTCACCTCTTTAATAATCTTAAAGAAGTCTTTTCTTCCTTGAGTAGGAGTTAATACGTTATCCATTTCAAATCCCTCCATGTACTTGATGATGTACATCCATAATAACACATGTACGTTATGCTGTACATTTAATTACTCGAAAATTAATAAAAAGCGCCATGAAAATTACTTCACAGCGCTACCTTATTAGTATTTATTTGTCTACTTGGCTTCCATCAATGGAGAAATAGATAATCGAATTTCTAACCCTAATCCTGCCGCATACTTATTTAAAGTGGCTAACGTAGGGGTAGAATCCATATTCTCGATTTTAGCAAGTTGGGGTTGCGTCATATTTATTCTTTTTGCAAATTCGGTTTGGGTAATTCCCTGCTTAATTCGCTGAGCTTGCAAAAATGATAGAGTGTCTATTAAAGACATTTCTTCTTTTGGAATAGCCGTTTGGTTTGCTTTAATACTTTTCCATGTTTTCATTATTTTCCCTTCCTTTCATACCAGTCTTGTAATAATCTCATAGCCTTACTTAATTCTCTAGGGTCTGTTGTATTGCTTTTCTTAGTATAATGACTCAAAAGTACAAATTTATCGCCTTGCCATACGCCATAAAAAACTATTTCATACATTATCTATTTCCTTTGCTCTAACTCATTTATAATTGATTATAGCAAAATTGCTATGATTTTACTACTATTTAAAACTTATTCCCTACAATTACCATAATCGTAGCAGTTTCAATTGATTCTTTGGTCGCTTGCACGAACTTCAACATAGCATTAGAAATTCTAACAACATTTTCTTCCGTTACTGGATATTCTTCACTAATTAGATTTCCACATGCAATTTTCACAAATTCTGAGTAAGTATTATAATCGCAATCTAACTTATTTATTGACTTTGCAAGCGCAACATTTTTCTCGATAGTTTCTTTTTGTTTTAACGTTGGATTAATTAACATAATAAATTCTCCCTTGACCATTCCATATTTTTTAACTCTTCCCACATCATTTCATCGTTATATATTTCAACTGTTGCATTAATTTCACGCTTAATTTCTTTTTCTTCACCACCATTATCCCAATATTTATCAAATTGATCTTGAGTCCAACCAAATTCCGACTGCCTAAATTCTAATTCTGCATCATAAATATCTGCACGATAGCCCGCCCATGCATATTCATTTTCTTCATTACCACGGCGCATTTTGATAATAAGTTCGCCAGCTTGACTTTCTTTTACACTTACTAATTTTGTCGTTAATTTCTTTTCTACTAAACCATTCATATTAATTTCCTCCTAAATAATAAAGACTTCATTTGAATGCTGCCTAGTTATCTCGCTAAACATAATTCAAATGAAGTCTTGTAACTTCTATAAAAATTTCTTTTGTAAAAGACGTGTTTTATTCTTATAACCAATCATAGCCCTTGCGTTTCCAGTATGCACTACGTTTATCTCGTAAAACTTGATCGCAATCGATTCCGCGAGGGTGCTTTTCATCTTCTTCAAAGGCATTTAGCCAAATTGTATTTTGTCCTACACCGCATAGAAAATATTGTGGATTAAGCCCATATAATTTACGTAATTGTCGCCAACGATCATTGCAATGAGGTTGCCGACTGACATTTTCATAGCCCCATGTTTTTTCGTGCATTCGATGCACAATCTTTTTGTAACGAGAATATTGTTTACTCATTTTAATTTCCTCCAATTCTTACCTTTTCTAAAAGATCTGTTTTATAAATTAAGCAATTTCTTCCCAAGTGGACCAATCATCGTAATACTCAACAGTTCCGTCAACGTAATTGTCGATTTCCTTATCTTCACCGCCATTTTCCCAATAATCATCAAATTGTTCTTGAGTCCATCCTAAGTTATCTAAGTAATAATCTACTGACGATTCGTAAACTACTTCTGACAATCCAGTGTTAGCGATGACAAGTTCTTTTTCTTCTTTACCACGTTGCATTGTCAAAATGGCCTCGCCATAAGTTGTTTCCACAAGACTCACTAATTCAGTTTTTACATTATCTGTTAGAATTTCCATTATAATTTCCTCCAATGCTTACGTTTCTAAAATGTCTATTTACTTAGACCGAACAGGATATTCTGAAATAATCAACTTACCATCTAACGGTTGCGTTGAAGTTTCAATGTGAATTTCTTGTGCTGTTTTTCCTCGATTCCAAGTAAACTCCTCATCGTCAGTCCACTTACGATATTTTTCTTCTGCGTATTTCTCAGCAGCAAGTACATTATCAAATACTCCAATGACACCCCATGTTTTACCTAATTCTGACTTAACCAACCAAACCTTTTGCCTTGTTAAATTTTCCATGATGATTTCCTCCTTTAAGGGCTTTTACTATTCTTTACGCCAACTTGTGATAATGCCCTCGCCTTTTACATATTCCAATAGTTGAGAAACTTCTCCGTCAAATCCCAATTGGCCTTCGTTGAACTTAGAAAATTCAACTGTTTCAACTTCGCTCGCAAGTTTCATTGATTGTAATGCGTTGATTAAATCGTTCCACATTTTCTCAGTATTCCAACCGCTATTTTCAAAAGTAAACTTGTTATTTTTAATAGTTACTACATAATTCATAATAATTTCCTCCAATTCTTACCTTTTCTAAAATATCTGTTTTATCTAATGCAAATTGTTAAATAAGGTCATAACAGATTGCCAAATTTCTGCAATTTTCTCATCTTCGGTAACTGCTTCACTTTTACCTTTAATAACGTCACTAACCCAATCAAGGGTGTCTTCTAAGTCATCTAAATCATGTTGCGCTGAAAGCTCATCAGCTCTTGTGTTAACGATTTCTTTTGCTTCTTGCATTAATTTTTCTTTTTGTCCTGCTAAATTTTCCATTTTATTCCACACTCCTAAAATTTCTTTTCTCTAATACAAGTAATCACGATATTCAACAGAAAAATCATTAATCAAATCTAAGTCAATATTTCCATTTTTGTCAGTTGCACCATCAATAATTTTGGCTTTATTTTCTCGATATGCTTGTTTCAATACTTTAATCCAACGTTTTGGGTCAATTGCTTCATCTAATAATCTTTCGCTGTAATTATCAATGTTATTTTCGTAATAATAACCCAATTCAAAGTCAAATCCGTTACCTTACTCTAATGGGTTACAAAACAAATCGTAGTAAAAATCCCACAGAACGCATGCAATAAATTCTCCCTTAATAGTCTTTTTCTCGCGATACTTATCAGCATAATGTGTAAGCACTGTATCAAATGTAATACTTGCACTAAGAAATTTTCTCCGTTGTTCTGGCGTCGCATCATGCCATACTTTACTCTTAACTAATTCATCAACACTAAATGGTAGTAAATTTGCATCAATCATCATTTTTCTCCACACTCCTAAATTTATTTTCTAATATCAAATACTATGGAATTTTTCTCCATCTCGTCCAAACCAACTAAGTATTGCCAATCTGGATTAATTTTCACTACATTCATCGACTTATCAAAGTAACAATAATCACCTTGACTTTCCTCAAACTTAATCATGTCTTTTCCATTCATCCAAATTGGCTCCATCTTACTCAGCCTCCTAAAATTTCTTTTTCTTCTAACCGTTCTACTTTATATCCATAGTTTTCTAACGATTGAATTGCATCTGATAAGGTCATTTCAATTCCTAACCCTAATGAGGAACCCCACTTTATTAATTCTTGTTCATTAACTCGCTCACGGAATCCATCGCCAGTGTCAATTAAAAATCTCACTCTAAAATCATCTCCAAATTTTCTTTTAGTACAAACGAATAGGGCAAACCAAACCAAGCCCACCATTTTCTCGTGAAATTGTGAATGGCCGGTAGGCATTTTTATAAAATCTGAAAGTTAGATTTTCTCGATTGCTAAGATATTGTAATCTCTGCTTTAATTTCTTGATATTAAAATTAATTTCAAACTCACCTTGTACTTCTACATTAGTGACTGCGAGTGGAAACTCTAAATCTTTTCTCCCGTCAAAGTATTTAAGTTTTACTACATTACCTTTTACCAAAAGTGCTACTACATCAGACTTTTTTACTGTTTCTTTCAACACTGGAAAAATTTCTTTTTGTTGTACATCAAACTTAACGGTTGCATCATTAAGGTATGGTGTAACTCGTACTAAATCTGGATAACCAAACACACTTATATTTCCTCGGCTGTCATCAATAAATTCTTCACCACCGCCAACGATTGAAATAATTCCCTTGTACTTTCCATCATTAAATTGAGGGTAAACTCCCAATGTCTTCCCGTATTTCGTCGGTGTCTTAGATAAATTCTTTGCAAACTTACTATCAATTAAAAATTCTTTACCAACTAACTCATCTGGAATACTTGCTGCTACATTTGCTCGCTCCAGTACATGGCTATCAGTTGCTTCTAAAATCAAATTATTTTCTGTAACTCGAACATGAACAAATGTAAGGTTAGGACGATGGTCAGATGGCTTAGCAACAGCAGTCGCCACTTGTCGTAATTCTTTCAAAAATTCTTTTGCATTTACAAAAATACCGTTATCTTTATTAATAGCTGCTACGTTGTTTAATAGTGTTTGTGTATTCATGATAATTACCTCTTAATAGTGAATTTATTTTTAATAGTGTATTTGTTATGAAAATTTCTTAATTCTCGAACAATACGCAGAAGTCGTCCGCTGTTTTGTCAATATATTCCTCAGCAAACTCAACCTCATCATCAATTTTCTTTCTGTTGAGTGGTGGCAAACCCTCACCACCTAACCAATCGTCAAATTCATCTGCTGTCAAAACAGTGGACATTAATTCCTCAATACCTTGGCAAAAGATTGTTTCATCATTGCCGTTAACAACAAAATTCAAAATGTAACAATCGGCCGGAATTGCATCAATTCCTGCAAATTTGATAGTCATCTTAATTTCCTCCTAAATTTTCTTTTAATTCCAACCATAACCAGTCTCAACTACCCAATTTTCTTTAGTTAAGTAATGTGTACTTTCGTCCCATGTACGCGATAATTGAAGTCCTAATGCCTTTAGATCAATAAAGTCAATTGGATTAGGCGCACCATTATAATCTTTTTGATCTAAATGTTTATCTGCGTACCAACCTTCGGTTAATTCGTAATAAGCATAATCGGCTAGGCTTTCATAAACGTACAGTTCATTTTCTTGCCATTCGCCCTCATCAAACGTTTCAAGCAATTCTTTTGCTAACGATGGATTGTCTTTTTTCAATTCATTAAAATTCTTAAATTCTTTCATTTTCTATTTCCTCCAATTTGTAAATGCTGTTATATCAACGTTTTGAGCACCTAAATTTCTTTATAAAATACATATTTTATCTAAATTGATTAATTCTTAAAAATTCGTACAGTAAGCCAAACATCACCTTTTTTGAAATCCGGCGATGGGTCCATAACTTTATGACCATGACTATCTACTTCATGTGCTAAAAATTCAATATCGCCATTTTCTCTAAAGCGTACATCTCTAGCTTTACCGAAATCAGTAAAGTACTCTACATACATTCTTCCTTCCTCGTCATATTTCCTGTTACGGTAATACTGCGAACTTTCCTCGATATACTCCTTACTGATAATTGATACTGTATTCTTCCTAAGAATAAGGCGACGTTTGTTTGTCTTGTGTAAAGCATTATCACTTTCAATAATCATTCCTGCATCAACTTGTTTCTTTAATTGGCTAAGGTTTTTAACGATTAACTTGTCCATCTTAATTTTCTCCGTTTATCTAAAAATTCTTTTAGTACCAACCATTTACTAAACGTTGATTTTTTAATCCAATCAAAACGCCATCAACATAGGTTTCGTCTTGAATATATGGTGAATAATCATGATCACCGTTTTCATCAAATTCATCACACTTGTTTAGCATTTCACCAAAAGAACTTGTTGCGAAAAGCTCGTTCCCAAACTCATCACGAATTTGATAATAAGGTCGAATAACAGTAATTTTCTTTTCTGGATATAATCCAAGGCCAAATTTTGTTTGTCGTAATACTTTTTCAACTTTGATAGTAACGGTTGAAATTCCTCGATTTACGTTAAATTTCTTCATGTTTATTCTCTCCTTGATAATTTCTTTTCTAGTTAACTATTAAAATCCTAAAATTTCGCCATTTAGTTTTGTCCAATAATTAAATTGCTTTAACACTTCTATTAATTTTGCCTTTCCTCTAATCCATGTGATTTGTGTTGACAGACTAAATCCATCACTGGTTGATTCACCAAGGTTAACTCCATACCATCCTGCACCGTGATTAAGAACTGTTCGGTAATTCTTTTTCATTTCACGTGACTTTTGCCGTTGCTGCTTTTCGTGAGTATGGTATTTACTCCGTTCAAAGTTTTTCAGAAACTCAACTTCTTCGGTAGTTAAATTTTTCATCCATTCACTAACTTGCTTTTCGATTCTGCTGTTATATTCAACGTCAGCTTTGCTTGGGTTACTCCAGTCAATCTGCTTTAACTTTTTCATCTGGTAGCGATAAGAGTTGTATTGTTGTTTTAATAATGTTGTATTCATTTCTATTTCCTCCGTTTTGTGTAAAATTATTTTTATCCTTAATCTGGAAGCCCCAAGTACATTCCTGAAAGTGCCATTTCTTCGCGTTCCCATCTATTGGGAAAAATCTTTCCATCCAGATTACATGTATTTTTTATCTCTAAATGCTTTTCCTCATTCAATTCATCAACTGTCTTGTACGCTTTCATTTTGTCAACTTTTTCATCATCATTCGTTAAGAACCATGCTCTTTCAAAGTTAACATCTTCTTTTATGCTTCCTTCTGCAATGGTGATAAAGTACTTATAATCTTTACTTTGGCTCATACCAGCGATCTCACGATAGTTAATGAAAAAGATATAATTATTCTCAAACTTCAGAAAATCGATATTATTTTCTTTTGCGATTACCAACATGCTTACTAGCACTCCGTCATCTCTCCCCATATATAAATCCATAGCTTGGGCCTGATTAGTGTTGTTGTTAATAATGTTCATCATGATAAATTCCTCCGTTATTTACGTTTTTCTCGATTGGTTAGATTTTTAATAGTGGTTGTAATTAATGGTGATAATTTCTTTATTTCTTAACGTTGACCAATTCAATACCATCAGCGCCTTCGCCTTGTTGCCCCACAATCTTTTGTGATTTATCAGTAGGAACAACAACGAGGGTGTAGTCACCATTGCCTTGATCGTGGTACTCAACCTCGAAATTCTGAGTTTTAATAGTGTCGTCATTCTTGAGCGACAAATTTTTCTGTTTGTGACCAATAGTTCGGTTGATGATTTTTGCCTCACTGTGCATTGTAATTGCGTTTGAGTTGGCTTCATGCCTTGACATAATCCAGCCAGTAACGCTTACGATAGTTGTTAAGGTTAATACGATTAGTGCAATATTTTTCTTCATGGTTGTTTGTCCTCCGAGTGGTTGTATTGTGTGGTTAGTCAAATAAGTGTAATTCACGGCATTGATCAATATATTCCAATGCATCTTGTAGATCCTTCTTATCCAGGGCACGCATTAGGTCATCTACAAACTCAGCACAGCCCATCATTTCAATCATTACGTCTGCCTTTTTCATTAATGTATTCTTATCCATTGTCCTTACCTCCAGTTATTTGATAATGTCTAAGTGTTCAAGGTTGAATGATTTTGCAATTTCAACCGCCTTGTTATGTTGTTCTACAAACCATTCATAGCTGTATTTTGAATCGTTGAAAAAGTCTTCTGCATATCCAGTAATAAAGTCACCATGTTGGTCTAGCATGTATTCAGCACGTTCACTTGATGTTGTACCTGCATAATCACCCTGACCAGTCATTGCTTGATAGTACTCATCGAGTTCGTCCCAGTTATTGCCGTGCTTGCTTGCATCACGTGCAGCCAAGAATAGTTCGGCTAGAATTTGGGTGTAAATGTGTGCGCCGCGTACGTTGTTCTTGTAGTTAAAAGTCTTAATAGCATTTTGTTGTGTCATGATATTTACCCCTCAATTAATATATTTTCGTATTTTTGTTGTGATTAATAGTGTAAGATTACATTAGTTTAGTAGGTTCGTCAATAGCGCCCGTAAAAGTGGGAGCGTCATTGCAATAACAATAACTGCAATGAATGCAGCTAAAATACTGTACTTCTTAAACTTGATTAGTTTTTCGCTATCCTGTTCTAATTGCTTAATGTATTCAGGATCAACCAACTTGTAATCCTGTTCTGCGTATTTCTGTAGTTCCTTTTGTGACATCATAATATCAAAACCTTTCTAATTTGTTTCAGCGACTTTATTAATCGCTTTATATAGAGTCTTATCGTGTTGATAAGGCTCTCTAAAAACAATTAATAGTGTCTTTTTCACTTTCACAGGCTTAAACCAAGGAATATTAGCAAGTCCCTGCTGGTAGTATCACGGTGCCTTTATCTACTATTGATTAGGCGGTTGACGTGGAATCACCTACCCCTACCGTACCGGGTTATTTACCAACTTTTGATATTGCGGAGTTGTTCTCAGTTCTACTGAAAGATTGAACCGCCGTTATTAAGTTTTCAAAGTTCAGCATATGTTGGTTTGAAAGTGATTGAGTATGCTCTCGCTCACACTATCCGCCACCTTAACCCGCTATCTAATGGTACTCATGGCCTTGATACTGCACCCCTACAAGCGCCTGAAACAAAGTCAGACCCCGCTTGATGATAGGTTTATAGATTTAAGATTAAGCCTGTTTAGCCCGTTGACTTTTGCGACTTACTAACGTTTTTTGAATTGGTAACTTTCCAATTAGTTTGAACATTTTATATAGACTTAAGTCTATATAAATCAACCTTTTATTTGTTAATCGCTCAAGGTTTGCGATTGCTTGTTTCTTTATCGTGTCTTTATTATAGACTTAAGTCTATATATTGTCAAGAAGTAATTTTGATTATTTTTGAAAACCTATGCTAGTTCGACGACTGCTATTTTTGTTTTCGCCAATCAACTTTACGGCTTTTATTATATAGCCTTAAGTCTATATTGTCAATCATTAATTTTTGAATTCTTTTAAGTGGTTGACCTCGGCGACAAGTAATATAGCTGAGTGAACTCACTTTTTGAACTCGTTTATTAAGTTTGTGTCTTTATTATAGACTTAAGTCTATATAATGTCAACATCTTTTTTCAAATTAATTTTGAAGTTCGATGTTTAATTGTTGCCGTTGTCCTTTTGACGATTTTAATTATATAGACTTAAGTCTATGAAGTCAAGCATAAATTTAAAATAAAAAACAATAGCAAGAAAATGCTATTGTTGTAAGTCCTTTAAGCGTTGTTGTATATCGCCTTGTAATTCTTTTAAGTCGTTTATATATTGTATTCTATTTTCATTGATTGCTTGGGCTAGTTTAGTATTGCGCTTTAAATCTACAGTAATAAATCCCCTCGCCTGACCCTTGCGGTCCCAGTATGTTTTTTTCAGTGGATTTTCAGCACGATATTTTTTTGTTGCTTCCTTTTGTGCTTCACTTACCAAAATTACTCACCTCTTTTTGTATAGCCTTAAGGCTATTATAACATACTCACGCCCCTAACAGAAATAAAACTACACAATCATTGAATATATTTGACTATTATTGACTATACTTGAACATAATTAACAAATATAACTAAACAACCTTGATCATTCTTGACTATATTTGTTTATTTTTAACTAGTTAATGTTATAATATATACAGATGAGTGTTAGTGGTCAAGATGTATCACTATACAAAAAGCCTTTTAGTATTTGCGGTACTAAAAGCCTTTTTATTTTCTATATTTGATTTTTCTTTTATGGATTATCTTTTTAAATTTATCTTTTAGTATTTGTTTACTTTCTTTTAGGTTGTATATTCTTATTGTTAAAGTGAAACGATTATTTTTTGTTTTATATTGATATTGTTTCATCTTATACACCATCTTATAAATTCATGTTATAATAAAAGTACCTTAAAGGGGTTAAGTGGTAGTTAACCCCCTGCCTAGATTTTACTTCTTAAAATCTAGCTTAACAACAATAAACGGTGGTAAAAGCGTTATAGTTACGGTTGCGCCCGTTAGCTTTAACGCTTTTATATTTTTAAACCACCTTTTAAGAGTTGACAAGGTTTTCACCTCTTTTCCCTTTAAGGTACGTTCTAATTTAAACATTATGATTTCTGAAAGTCAATAATTGCATAAGAAAAAGCCAAAACGCAAAAATAAAAGCGTTAAGGCTTAAACAGTTTACTATTAAGGGAATCTGGCGCCGTTCCCTTTTTGTATCGTTATTGTAACACACTCACGCCCCTAACAGAATAGAAAACGAGTCTAATCAATAGAATTGATTAGTAATAGAATAATGTTATAATATATATATAAGAAAACCCCTAAAGGTTGTTAACTTGTCCGTTAACCTTTAGGGCGGTGAGTTACTCACTACTTAATAATAAAGAATTTAAAGAATAATCTTAAAAGGCTGAACTCGCAATATACAACCTTAAAAGATTGTTCTTTTTTCTTTTTATTGTTCATGTTCCCACCCCCTTTCCTTAAGGGGTTAAAATAATTTAAACATTGTTATTTCTGAAAGTCAATAATTGAAAAATAAAAGCCCTTAACAGATTGATACAATCCATTAAAGACTTGTTTGGATAGCTTATAAGGGTTAAGCGGTGCAACGCTTGCCCTTTTTCTTTAACAGTTATATTATACCACAATGAAAAAGGCGGTCAAATATATGATAATGCAAATATTTATCTTATTGTTTTTAATTGGTTTATTATACTGGTTATTGTTAGGATTAAAAAGCGATATAAAAGAATTACTTAAAACAATTAAAGAATTTAAAGGGTGGTAGAATTGACAAAGCCTAGAAGATTGACTGACGAACAACGAAAAGAAAGCGCAATAAATAGCGTTAAAAAGTGGAAATCTAAAAATAAAGATAAAGTAAATTATTATCAATACAAAAGCAAGGCGGTAAACTTTATAAATAAAAAATCTACTGAAGAAGATTTAATTTTCTTGAAAAATTTGATTGATAATAAATTATTAGAATTAAAAAATAGAAAAACTGATAAAGAAAAATAAAAACTGCATGTTGACAACATGAAGAATCGTGTTATTATAATATACGTAAGCTATTAAAGAGCTTATCAACCGCCACCATCTACGGCTATTATAGTGTAGAATCGAGGTGTAAGCGTGGTTGATAGCTTAAAAGACTATGTTGCGATTGGTGTAGGTCTTGCAACTATTTTCGCCGTAACGGGTAAAGGTGCTAATTTTTGGCTTGATTTTGTAATCAAACTAAAAAGAAAGCCCTCGCAAAAGGATTGCAAGGACAAAACTAAATAGTTATTAATAGTTTACTTTAGGGAGTATCGCAACTACTCCCTTTTATTGTATAGTATAATAACATAAAGGGGCGATAATATGCAAGATTGGTTATATATTATTTTTATGGTGTCGCTTTTTTCGTTTCTTGTTTGGTATGGTTGCAGACAATGGAAACAGTTTTTTAATAAATTAAAACATAACAAATAATTAAAACAAATATAAAATTATGGAAAACAAACACAATAAAACAAGCCGAGCAAAATTACAATCCAATAAACGCTATCAAGAAAAACATAAAAAAGAAGTCTACCGCAATCAGAAAAAATCCCGTGCTAAAAATTTTCTATTGAATGATGCAAGAGTTGACGAACTAGAATTTTTTTCTGAATTAATTTCTGAAAGATTGAAAGAATTAAAAAAATAATAATAGTAATTAGGGTAATGCGTTAATGTAAAGCGTGTTACCCTTTTATGTTGCGATTATATGATAGCGCTTACATAGTGATGTATATAGTGTAGTAGTGTATAGGTAGTACAGTGATATGATGATGTGTGTATAGTGTGTATGATGTTGTTATGATAGTGATACAGTGTAGTGTTATGTATGTCTATGTTTAGATGTATATAGGTTAGTGAGTGAGCAAGTGCATTACATAGTGATGTATATAGTGAAGTAATGTGATAGTGTACTAATGTATATAATGTAGTGAGTGAGTAACTGATTTACATTTGTAGATGTTAGATTGTCAAGGCTGAGAGTATAGTGTATGGGTGTAGTGTGATTAGTGTGTTTGATATATGATAATGTTTTCATATGTTATTGTAATGATGGATCAAGTGAGTAATATAGTATTGATATGTATGTATTGAGTGAGTGAGTGAGTTTGGTTAGTTGGTTATTATATTAGGGGGTGAAGTGAGTTATTAATTGAGTGAATTTATTGGGGTGTATTTATTATTATGTTGGTTTGGTGAGCGGTATGGTGTGTAGTGTAGTGTGGTGATTAATTAGTTTGGTTGGTAGGTGTGGTGTGTGATTTATTGGGTAAACGGTGTTAGGTTGGGGGTGGGGTATGGATTGGGTGGTACTGTACCCTGTCAAGTTTACACACTAAATAATAAAAATTAATTGGCTTTGCCGTAACGAAATTCCGTTGCAG